AACTCTAAGAACAATTGAGGGTTTCTTTTAGCAAATAGTAATAAATCTCTTCTAATTTCCTTAGAACTCATCTCTGATACCTTAGAACCAATTTCTACTCTCATGACAGCTTCTGCTAAATCAATATCTAAATCTCTAGCTGCTGTAAGAGCTTCTACCTCTAATTCTAACCAGTCGATTTGGCTTTTGGCTATCTCAGCAGGCTTGTGCTCTATAAAAAGCTTGTCTCTATGAGGGTGATATAAAGATAATAACTTTTGTAAAACTGTCTTTTCTTTAGGAACAAACAAAGACCCGTTTTGAAAAATTATATGTTCTAATCTTTGTTCACCTTTCATTTCATCAACAAAAGGTGTTCTTTGGTTTTTAGTGTATTTTAATTCTCTTTCGTAACCTTTTTCCTCGTCAAAATAATAAATATTACTACCTCTAATTAAATAGGTAAGAGGTGATTTATTACCAAGTAAATAATACATTCTGTCTTTCATAACCCAATTAGCTTCTGGGCTATTGTTTTTTATTTCTTTTTTAACAACAGTTTCAACAACTGTTTCTACTTGAGGTTCTTCAACCTCTACTTTTTTCTTTTTTGCCATAATATAATATATAATAAAATTAATAAAATAAAGGGTCGAGGCCGAAGCCTCGATCCTTAATATAAATGATTAGTTCATTAACATGAAGTTATTAGCTCCTTGTGTAATTAAACATCTCTCAGTTAAGTAGTGAACCTCCATAACGTCTTTTCCAGATGTAGCAGCTCCAACAGAACCAGTAACCCAAGACTTCATCTTTCTAGACTCAGTTTCAGATTGTCTGTATCTTACGTGTAAGAATGGACGCTTAAGGTTTTTACCTAATTGCTCGTCATAAACCGAAGATACACCAGCAGGAATAACAACACCTCTAATCGCGTTAACAGTGTCATTTAAACCTCCTCTTGTTCCTTTGTCATTTAGGTATTTAAAGTCAGACTTGTAGAAGTCATAAGAACCTCTTCTGAATCCAGAGAAACCTAAATTTAAAGCCATATCTTCTTCGTTGTCGAACACTCCGTAAGAAGTACCACCAGCTCCATAAGAGTTCATAGAAGCTAACATGTCGTCCATAGCTAGAGACGTAGCTCTATTAACAAATAACATGTTTTCTTCAATAGCTCCATTTGCATCAAATACAGCTAATATAGCATCAAACTCAGCTAAATCAGTAGCGGCATTAACACCAGTAACACCAGTAGTTTGATGACCTCTTGTAGTAATAGCTTGGAATAAACCTTGTGTACCATCTTGTAAAGCACCTCCGTCAGTACCACCAATAGCTCCAGCGTCAGCGTGAGCAGTTTCAGCTTCTAACATAGTCATTTCTAAGTAATCAGCAAATCTAGCTCTTGTGTCACCTTCAGCTTTTAAATACCATAAGTAACCGTTTTGCCCTTCTTCTCCAGATATTTCTACCCAACCAATAGAAGTAGCATCAGATCCAGATACTTCGTAGTAATCTTTCATGATGATATGCTTGTTTGAGTGTGACTTAAACTTTGGAGAGTTAGCAGAAGATCTACCATCAGTTCCTTTTTCAAACTCAGAACCAATAACTAAAACTCTAGTAGCTAAACTCGTTGAAGTTGAATTTAACGCGTCAGCATCAACCATGTTTGCGTCAGCGTAAGCTAATACAGTTATATCAGCACCAGACACAGCAGAAACATAACCTTTTGCTGTAGCGTTTGGATTAGACATAACAACCATGTCACCAACTCTAACACCGTGATCTGAACCAACAGAATTTCCGTCAATATCATTTTGAATTGTGTAAACATTGTTAGAATCTTTGTAAACCGCTGTATAAGCTAAATGTAATCTACCTTGCTCTGACCATATAACTCTATCAGCAGCAGAAGGCTCTTCAGCTCCAACTTGAGCTAAGAAACCCGCGATAGTTCTCTTACCATAAATCTCAGCTTCTTTTTCCATAAGATCTGGTAAATATTGTTGCGCCCAACCTTCAGTAGCAGACGATGTAAAGTCTACATAGTTAGTCGACAACGTTTGTTTTCTTGGGGCAGCATCTATCCCCGTTGCACTTGTAATTGCCATTTTTTAATTTTGTTTTTTAATTAATACTTATTTTTTTTTAAATTTAAACGTAGGGGCCGAGCTATCATTTAACACTTTAAACTTTAAACCTCCACTATTCGTATCGTCTCCGTGTGAACCTCTAGGTGACATATCGATGTTTTTAGATTTAGCCATGCTGTCTTTTAAAGCATCAGCCTTACCTTGTTCGTAGAAGTGCTTAGCTATAGCGTCAGCATTGTTCGCAGTAAACATTGATTTATGATAACCAGCAGCGTCTTCAATTTGGTTGTTTTCATTCAAGAACTTCTTGATAAAATTATCCATATTACTTTGGTTTTCTTTTACTTCACTAACATCCTTAACATTAAACCTATATCTTTTGTCTCCGACATTATATTCAAAACCTTTGAACTCGTCACTAAATAATTGGTCTGTTTTGTTTTGGAAAGTAGTTTTTGCCTGCAAACGAGCTTTTTCTTTTTGCTCAGACTCTTTGTTGTATCTATTAAAGAAATCAATAGCTTTCTGTTGTTCGTTTGTTAATTTACTTCCAGCCTTAATATCTTCATAGTATTTGGATTTATACTCTTCCAGTTGAGTTTTAGCGTTGGCAACTTGCTCTTTTAACGCTAGTTTTTTTCTTTTTATATCTGTCTCATCTTCTTCTTCGTCATAAGAAAATTGATCATTCATCATGAAATCAATTTCATCTGGTTGAAGATGAGGTTTAGTTTGTTTGTAATACTCTCTTAATAAAGTATGATTATCCATATCAGAGTAATCTCTATTAAGTTGTACATAGTCGTTTAGATCACCACCAGTCTCTTCCATGAAGCTCATTAGCTTCTGTATATTCTCTGGTAACTCTGGTTGTTTTATTTCTTGTTTTACAGGTGTTGGTGTAGGTGTAACTTCTGTTTTTTCTTCATTAGTAATCTCTTCTACAATAGGAGTTTCTTTTACTTCTTCTTTAACAGGAGTTTCTTTTACTTCTTCTACAGCTTCAACAACTGGTGTTTCTTCTTTAACCTCTGGTTTCTCAGCTAAATCAACTTTTGTTACCTCTTCTTTGACTTCTGGTTTTTTAGTTAAATCAACTTTTATAGTCTCATTAACATCTGAAAACTTTTTAGGTTTTCTTTTAACTTTAATTTTTTCTACGGTATTATCTACCTTTGGCTCTTCAGCCTTGTTTTCTTTTTTTGCCATAATATAATATAATAATAATTAATAATTTTTATTGAGGGTCAAAAGCACCTAGCCTCATACCACCACCAAGTACATCATTACCAGAAGACTCAAAGCCTTTTGCTTTTTCTGCTTGATTTTTTACTTGTTGTGTTTTAACTTGGTTTTGACCTTTTAACGTTTCTTTTGAAAGATCTTTTTCTTGCATTTGTTCCATCTCCATTTTCTTCATACGTATGTTCAACTCAAACTCGTGGTCCATTAGCATCTTCTTCATATCAGCTTCAGCTTTTAATTTAGCAGTTGCCAACTCTGATTTTTTAGCTTCAAACATCATTTCGTTTTCTAAAGCCGCTTTAGATTTTTGCATTTCAGCTTGAGCCGCTGCTTGTTGTTGCTGTGCATTAGACTCGGCTTGCGCTTGCATATTTTGCTGTTGCATTTGCTGATCTTTTTGCATTTTCTTTTTTCTACGTATTTTTAAAAGTTGATTTGCAAGTTTTATATTTTTTATTTCTCTTAAATCAATTACATCTTCTAAGTCTATTGTTTGTTGAGACAAGGCTGTTTGTATATTGTTTTCTAACAACTGCTTTTCTTCTTCATCTGGTGCTAACTCTAAAAATATACCAAAGTCATATAGATGTAAGTTTTTCATTTCTTGTAACGTAGCTACATTATGAGAACCTATAGCTTGTATAAAAGCATTTGCGGTTGGAGAATATTCTAATATATCTGATATTCTTAAAGATATTTGCTCACATATCTCTTGTGTTAAAAACGCTCCACCTTGTAATATGTGTCTAGTAGCTGTATTACTATTTGCAGCTGCTAACTTCTGTACACCGACTAAAGCCTTTGGATCTGGTGTAGCCGCATCTCTAGCCTCGTTCAACCCGGTAGTATCTCTAATCATTTGCAAGTAATAATTGTATGTACCAATTAAACTTTGCATTTTAGCACCACCACCTGACT